TTAAATGTTGGGGAAGATCTGTTCGAGTGGAAAAGTACGATGAAGATGCTCGCGCAGGGGCGAAGCGCTTTGTTGAAAGCGCTGCGACAATCCATTTCGGGAAGAAGGGGACGCAAAAGGCAACTTAACTTGCGGGAAGCCGCAAAGAAAATTGCCAATGCTGACCTTCTGATCGAATATGGAATCAACCCCCTCCTAGACACCGCTTTCAAGGGTGCACAAAGGATAGCAGAACATGTCGGAGCTACGAGACTCGTACGCTTTTCTACAAGCGACTCGGCCTCAAAAACTCTTAGGCATGAACTTGCAAATGGGGGCTACTGGACCTGCGTTGTCTCCGGTAGACGAACCACTACCATGTGGTATCGTATAGAGGCGAGTGAATCGCCCCTTACTGTTGGCAACCCTTTGGAGCTTGCTTGGAATCTCTTACCATACTCCTTTATAGCCGATTGGCTTTTGGGAGTTGGGGATTACCTTAGTTCGTTAGACGCAGCTAATGGTCTAACTTTCGTAGGTGGTACCCAAACGATAAGAGAAACTCGTCAGGTTTCATTTATGAGCCTTGGCACGCCATCTTCTATTGCGGATTACCCCAGCACTAGCTGGCAGAAAACGCATGAACGGACGGTTGTGTCTGGCTTACCTGGAGCGGAGTTTCAATTATTGAAACCCCAAGATCTCACATGGAGCAAAGTGCGGCAATCCCTTGCCTTAATCGGGAAGTTGATACTGTAGTCATACAGTCGTCAGAACCATCCTTGTCAACCTATTCAAATCCATGAGGAAAAGTGTATGCCTTCAGCAGCACAGCTGGTCATCGCTGACCAAGTGCCGACCAACCATAATTTCGATCCGGTTGAAGCGGCGATGGTAAAGACCACTTGGGTCAATACCGAAGCCACTACTTCTTTAGGTCGTATGACTGTCAGCGCTGGGATTTCCCTCGCTACGGCCAAACGCCCTACGAACCGGGTCACGGTTAGGGTTGCGAAGCCCTTCGAGTACACGGCGGACGGGATCGTCTTGATCCGCGACACCGCACGGTACAATGGTGAGTTCGTGTTGCCTTCTGCGATGTCGGCAACCGAAATGCTTTATTTCGAAGCGATTTGCCGGAATTTCACCGGTCACGCGACGATTAAGGCCATGATCAACGCTCTCACCGCTGTATGGTAATGGGACATTCTGTTCACATTACCATGCCTACTATCTGTGGGTGCCTGAAGATACTCTTCAGGTTCATCACCAGCCTTATCCAAAGGCGCCGCAGAAGTAGATCCTAAAACCGTGCCATAGGAGTTGCATTGTGTGCACTCAAGACGATTTTCTGTTGGAAACGTCGTTGGCCCTAGCCCTTTGCACTGTCATTGACAGTCCCTATGCCCGCCAATACAAGGATCTTGTAGAAGCGGGTAGATGGGAAGACTTGGTGCTTCTAATGAAGCAGGTACGGCCTAATGACTATGACGACGCGGAGAAATTCGCGGATGATTGGTTAATTGCTAACCTGTGGAAGAAGAGCCCTAATCTGCCATTGAAGGTAGATAAGGCAAAGGTTGCTACCGATGCATTTTTTGCATCAGAGGCGCAGTGCCGGGAAACGAATGATCGGTTTGCTTTAATCTGGGGGCCCTCCGGGCCTTCTGAAACCAGACCACCCTATCCAGGATGGTTTGGAAAAGCAAAAGATATCGTTTCTCAAATACTAGGTCCACTTACGCAGGAGACTCTTACAAGTGTAGGAGCTTATTGCGGACATGGCCCTGGGGCTACTGTGGGGGTCCCGGGAGCAGGGGCTGTCGGATCTGATAAATTCGATAATGTCCTGACGCTCACGGAGGAGCTGTTTCCCTTCTGCGAGGCCCTCATGGGCCAAAGCTGGTATGAATACTCCCTTTGCAGGGAGGAAGCCTTCCAGCCGAAGATTGTAGACGGGGGGACATTCTTCACGGTTCCCAAAACCGCTATGACCGATCGTGGATGTAGTACCGAACCAACCCTTAATGCATGGTTGCAGAAGGGGATTAGTAAGGTTATCCGACTTCGGTTAAAGCGCTATGGTGTCGATCTCTCAGATCAGACCGTAAATCAAATCGCTGCCTCGAAAGCTCATGTGTTGCATGATGCAACAATCGACATGTCTCAGGCTTCTGATTTGTGGGCTTGGTCTGTGGTCGCTGAACTCCTTCCTCTTGATTGGTATCGCTTGCTTTCACTTGCAAGAAGTACCTTTGTAAAAGTGGACGGGGTTCGTGTTGAGCTTGAGAAGTTCAGCACGATGGGTAACGGATTTACTTTCGCTCTGGAGAGTTTACTCTTCTTTGCGATTTGTAGAGCTGTTACTCCTGAAAGCGAATGGCAGCGGATCAAAGTATATGGGGATGATATTATTCTACCCCAGGACTATGCCGCTGACCTGATCGAAGCATTGTGCTTCGCTGGACACAATGTTAACTACGAAAAATCTTACTTGGCAGGTAGATTTTTCGAAAGCTGCGGAACGGACTGGTTTGACGGCAAGCCGGTTCGACCATTTTACATGCGGCGGGATAAGGATAAAGGAATTCCTTATGCGCTGCAGCTCGCTAATGCCCTCAGGCTATACGCCAAAAGGCGCGGAGGCGACTGTTGCGATAACCGCTTTGAACCTATCTGGGTGAACCTTGTTCAAGGTATTCCCTCGGATTGGCGGTCATGTATGGTGCCCCCCGAGTTCGGGGATGTAGGCGTCATCTCAACAAGGAACGAAGCCCTTTCTGCCGGAGCACTAACTCAGGTTTCAAATCCTGAGAAAAGTGTACCCGGTTGGGATGGAGCTAGTCCTGGTTGGGAAAATGGTATAAGAGTACGCACCTTCTCTCCAAAACCCCTCCAGGTTGAAAAACAATCTGGTGGAGTACTGCTGAAAGCTTTGCTTAATCTTGAAGGACTTCGTGTCCCGGATTACGCTTCTGCTTGTAGGCGTTTGGATTCTGAAGGAATTCGCTATCCTATAGCGCTTTCTTTCCCATCTAGACGTTTGTCAGTTAGAGAGGAGTGTCTCACGTATCTCGCAGCAATGTCCTCGCAAACCGATGTGGCCTCCAAAGGGCGCGAGCCCCGAGTTGGTTTATTCGGTTTTGGACATCCAGTTTGGATCCAAGCTGTTATTGCTTGGGGCCAGGACCTCAAGTGGGATACCCCGGTGGGAACCGGGTAACCTAACTGAGATTTACGTCGACCTCTTTGTCGGCTGGGTGCG